GGTCAGGTTGTCAGGCGAACCCTCGACACTGGCGAAGTCCAGCGGGTCGATGGAAAGACCGTCGAGCAACTGCGTGACCCAGACCTTCTGGCTGTCCGGCTCGATGAACACGAAGTAGGAATCGAGGAACCCGACCACATCAGCGCCGGGGAAGTCCGGGTCGGTGATCTGGGCGAAGGCGTTGGTGACGGCGTTGTAGATGTAGCTTGGCCCGTGGCAGGCGATGAACAACTGGGTGCCGTTGTCAGCCATGCTGACCGCACCCGTGCCGCTGACAGTGCCCAAAAACGTAATGCTGTAGGACGAGTCGAGCTTGTACAGTTCCGTGCCGCTGACGACGTAGGCGTAGCCCTTGAACGTCCACAGCCCACGGATCGGCCCGGTGCCCACCTCGCGGACGAACTGCAGGCCGGGGCAGCGCTGCAGGAACGCAGGCTCTTTACCTGCTTCCGGGACAATTTCTGGAAACAGGTTGATCATTCTGTTGTCCGCAGCATTGACGCTGCGGGCGACATAAGAACTGCCCAGGATGGGTGTCTTCACTTCTCGTCCAGAGGTTTGCTGGTGACCCAACGCAGGAGCCAGAAGGCGACGCCAATGCCCGACAGCGCCAAGCCGCTGTAGTCAGCAGGCACGACACTTGCCAGCAGGCCAGGAGCCAACTGCTCAAGCACTCCAATGACCGCGACGACAATGGCCGCGTTGCTGGTCTTGGAGTACAGGGAGCCGCGAAGTTTGGAGATAATGGCGGTCATTTACTGATTAGACCCGAGTGCTTGAAAATACATTTCTCGGCTTGCGCCGGTTTTGTTTTCCAGTTTCCATGTAGAAGAACCGGCGTCCCAATATACATTTAGGCGTGCCGCCGTTCCTTGCGCGGTGCTCCATGTGCCATCGGTGTAAATCAACGTTGTCGTTTTAGCCACAACGTTAAAACCAACCAAAGCAAATTTTCCGCGACTGTCTGAAAACGCTCCGATAACTGTAGCGGTCGCATCAAGAGGCAGCGTTACCACGGTCGGGTCGGCAGCAGCCACATCAAGACGCCCTTGGTTTACTGGCGCTCCCACAATAGAGTCACGACGCTCCAACCCTTGCGCTGCGGTGTAAATCGCAGACTTGAACACAGCAGCCGTGTTGTCCGACTTAACCGCATTGATCGCAGCAAAAGATGAGCCGATGCTGGCCGTCGCGCCTGTTTGCCAAAAACAGTTAATGATCTGCAGAAACTCATTGCCAAGAACACTGCTGATGTTTAACGCTTCGCCTGTCGCTCTGTTCCAGATATTATTTTGTAATGTCACGCCAGCACATCTGCGGAAATAATACCCGTTGCCAATTTCTCCGATATATGCGTTTTGGATTAAAATTGCATCCGCAAAGCTTGTTGAGCCGTGGCTAAAATAAAACGCATACCCGGTGTCATCGTCGCCAAATTCGCCTTCCCAACGAACATTTTGAATGTTCATTGAATACGATGCTCCGGCGGCGGCTGTCACGCTGTTGTCGTAATACAAGCCGTGTCGCCCACGCAGCCACGCTTGATAGCCAGTGAACGACACGTTACTGAAGTTAGCCCCAGGCTCAAAAAAGAAATTGGTTTCGTTGTAAACCGGAACGGTTTCGTTATGCCCTCGGCAGGCTGAAAATATGTTGTGGAAATTAAAGTGATCGAGGCAAATAGAAGGAAAATTTGTGTTTTGTGCAAACACGAATGGTCTATTGGTCTGCACGATCATGTTGGTGAACGTGGTAGCTTCACGTCCTCGAACACGCACGCCGATAGAACCGTTGCCAATCCATTGCGTCGTGCTGCCGATAGCAATATCTTCAAAACGGCACTCGCCAATGTCTTTAAGCTCAAGCGCCGTTTTTTTGTTGGTAAGATCGGACGACGTAAATCTAAAACCCTTGATAGAACACTCAACGATGACACCACCATCGGTGCTTCCTTCACCGCCTTTGCCAATAAAAATGCAAATGTCATCACTAGTCGGGTTAAACAAAATATTTGATACCCACAATCCCTCACCGATCAGATTCATCCGATCTTTGTTTATTGTGATGGTGCTGGTAACAAGGTAAGTGCCCTTCGGAAAATAAATCGTGCCTTGGCCGGACGCAAAACTGTTGATCGCCGCCTGAATCGCCGCCGTGTCATCCGTCACCCCATCACCAACCGCACCAAAATCCAGCACGCTGACAACTTCGCGCATCTTGGCTTGGGCGGTGCGCGTGACTGCGCCGGTGCCGGCTTGGAGGAAACCAAGCTGGTTGATCGCGGCCTTCTTCGTAACGCCGCCCTGCACCACCGGAATGACATCAGTCGATGCAACCGGGGATGTTGCCGCTGGCAGGTTGGAAATCTTGACGTTAGCCATCAGTAGTTGCCTGCGTAGACGTTGAAACGCTGGCGAGAGGCTACGAGCGAGTACGGCAGGCTCATCACATCGTCAGGGTTGTTGATGCGCTTCAGATTGCGCTTGCTGGTCATGGCGATACGCTGCACCTGGGGCGACGGCTCAACACCGAACTCCGGTGCGATCTCCATCGCCAGGTTGTACGCAAACGCTCGCAGATAGCCCGGCGGAAAGGCGAGCGTGGTAGCCAGCGTTGCCGGATTAGTCAGTTCTTCGATTGACACGAAATGCCACTCCAGCAGCCGCGTAGGCACCGGGTAGATGTACATTTCAATGTCGGGGTAGGTCATGTTGACCCACAGCACCTGCGGGTACGTTGAGGTCACGGTCTTGACCGCAATCCCGTTGTACTGTTGTTGGTTTATTAGCTTGATGCCAAACGATACGTTTGTGCTAGGGTCGCGGAAGTACGTCGCGTCATCAAGCAAAACGGGCCGGTTGCCAACGAAATTACCCGTCGGACCCAACGTGCGGCTGATGGTGCTGGTAGGCCAAGTGAACACCTGGTCCTGCGTTGAGAACACCGAGAGACGCTCGATGCTCCACGATTCCACCATCTGATTCAGCGCGGTGAGCGAATCCTGCGACACCGCAGCAGAGGGGGTTTCACCCTCAGCCAAAACGCCCAGCAAGCGCAGGGCACGATTGATCTGCTCACCCGCCGTTGTCGGCATGTTCGGGTTCCTTTCGAGGACGGCTGCGCTTACGCAACTCGTTCACAGGTTCTTCACCCGGAGTATACCGCTCCCAGCCATGCTGCTCATCATAATCCGCCTCCATGTCCAAAGACGCAATTTTGACCCCGTGACGGGGATGACGAAGGTAGATGAGCGGCATGGTGGGCATCAATCAAGCAGCGGTCGTAACGTTGGTCCAAGTCGTCGAACCGTTCGTATTCACATACAGACGAGTCGAGGTCGAAGAACCATCGGTACGGATGTACAGCGAGCCTTGAGCAGCCGACACCGTGGGGGCACCAGAGCCAACATAGATGCCCAAACCTGCGGTGCTAGTCGCCAGAAACGCCGAAGCGCCGCCAGCAACAACAGCCACACCACTGTCAGCAGTGACGTTGCCAGTGGCCGCAACAGAAGCCGCAGCAACAGCACCGGTGACCGACACGCTCTCAAACTCGGGGTCGCTATACGCGACGCCTACAGCCTTGGTATTAGGCATGATCTATCCTTTCAAATAGGGGCCGAAGCCCCCGGTTATCAGGCGATCTTGTAGACCGTGTAAGCGCCTTCAGCGGTCTTGCGGAACCGGAAAAGGGCGCTAGAGGTGACCGCAACAGCAACGAAGGCGTTACCGCCGTCAGTGATGCCCGTGGCGGTAGCCAGGGTAACAGTGCCGGACGAAGTGCCGATGTTGATGACGCTCAGGTCGAACGTGCTGCCAACAGTAGCGTTGGGCAGCGCGGCGTCGATCAGAGCAGCGGTAGGCAGCGTGTAGGTTGCAGCCGAGGTCGAGGGGTTGGCGTACAGCATGCCGCCCACGACTTGAGCAGCGCTCAGGGTTGCGGTCGAGGTTGCGGTCTGCGGAGCAGCACCGTAACCCATAGTGGTTTCGGCGCGATTGCCAGCGCCAACTTGGTAGCCACCAGCACCATTAGGAAGAGCCATGATCAAATCCTTTCAATGTAAGCGAACGGGGGCCGAAGCCCCCATCTGATTAGCCCCAGAGACGGCAGGCCATCTGCGGACGGATGGTGCTGTAGCCATACAGGACATCAATACGGCAGGGCATCCGGTCGTTGTTGATGTCGTACTGGCGCACAACCCGCAGGCTGATGCCGTTATGCACAGCACGCGAGGCCATATCGACACCCTGCGGGAGCAGAAGGTCGGCGGTGGCGAAGGTGATGGCGTCCTTGTGGTACACGAGGTTCTGGGCGTACTGGGTAGAGGCCGCACCGAGGAACACGACAGCCTTGGAGTTACCAGGCAGCGCGTCAACGGTTGCCAGAGCGTGGTTGGCCGAGTAGATCGGAGCCACGGTCACGGTCACGGCGGTGCTAACCGCAGTGGCGTCAGCCAGAGCAACGAACTGGAACAGCGAACCAGTGGACTCACGGGTCTGCGGGTTCACAGCGTAGCAGTCAGCCACGGTGAACACATCGCCAGCCTTGATGGTGACGGCAGAAGCCACAGTCAGGGCGATGGAAGTCGCGCCTTCGGCAGTCACAGCAGCCGAGGTGGAGTTGCCGGTAGCACCGCGAGTGCCAGTGGTGAACTGCTTGATGGACTGAGACATGTTGATCTCGTCCAGACCCAGAACGCCCGTGCCCATCATGCCGTTCTTGAACTGCTTGGAAACGGTGTCGGTGGGGTTGAACAGACCTTTCATGCCCTCGACCAGCGCAGCGTTGGCGGCGGGGTTAACCGTCGCGTAGCGCGGGTTCATCACAGCGGCGTTCTCGTTCAGTTTCTGCTGGGCTTGCAGCAGCACGAGCGAGGTGGCCGGGGTGGTGCCGGGGGTGCCAACCGAGTTGCCGATGGTGCGGAAAGCATTGGCGACGTCAGCATCAATCGAGGACGCAAGCTGCGAGATACGAGGCTTGAGAACACGATCAGCAAAGTCGTCCAACTGCATCGTCAGTTCGGCGGAGGTGAAGTTCACGCCGATGTGCTTCTGCGAGGCAACCGTCAGGGTGGTGAACTGCTCGTTGTCGTCCTGAACTTGCAGGGCGGCACCGTCGGTCACCAGAGCGCGGTCCGGCAGACGGATACGCAGGGTCGAACCGATCTTGGCACCTTCAACAGCAAAGCTGTCGTCGTACTGGCGGTTCACGTTACGGGTAAGAACGAGGTTGTTCTCAAGGATCTCCAGGGCTTTCCTGGTGATCATGTCAATGGTAAGAATACTGTTAGCCACAGCAAGTTCCTTTCAAGTTAGCGGTTTTGCGCTTGCAACTTTCGAATCTGGCGCTGCCGTTCAGCTTCAATCCACTCCGACGTACTCATGGTCTTGATGGACCGGGGGTCAGTCGTGTCGTAAGACGGGTTGCTGCTGCTGGTTCGTGCAGTGACAGGTGTGATCGGTGCAGGTGCAGAAGTAGACTTTTTGACTGGCGGATTGTCGGACAACTTAACTTCAATCTTGCCAATCTCTTTTGCCTGCAAAAAAGGCGACAGGCGGGCGATCCGCTCGGCTTCTTTGACGTTGGACCCAAGGTAATAAGCTACATCCGGGCC